AAAATCAATTAAAAAATCAAAATTTGACAATTGAACAACGTCTCGATATTGAGGATAAAATAAATGAGATATTTGAAACAATCAGAATTATTAAATTGAAAAAAAAAGAATATTTTCTAGATAATTCAAAATATATTTTTGAATATTTTGAAAATAAAAAAAACATATCAGAAGGTGGTAATATACCAACACAAAGCACAACAAATAAAACTAAAATAATGAATTCTTTTTTTAAAATAAAAGAGAATTTTGAAGAAGATTCTTTTGCAAAAATAGAAAATAATAATATTGTTCAAAAATATTTAAGTAATATCGATGATGCATTTTTAGATGTTAATTCATTTATATATCAAACAGATATATGTCAAATATGTTTCAAAGGAGAATTAATTCCGCTTGAAGATGAAGGTATTATGCTTTGTAATAGTTGTTTCAGAAGTATTCCATATTTAATAGAAAATGAAAAACCTTCTTATAAAGAACCTCCTAAGGAAGTTTGTTTTTATGCATATAAAAGAATTAATCATTTCAAGGAAATTTTGGCACAATTTCAAGGTAAAGAAACAACACAAATCCCGTTAGATGTTATTGAAAATATTAAATTACAAATTAAAAAACAGCGCATTGAACTAGATCAAATTACGAATATAAAAACAAAAGAAATTTTGAAAAATTTAGGATATAATAAATACTATGAACATATACCATTTATTAAGGATAAATTGGGGATTAAACCACCAATTATGTCGCCTGAATTAGAAGAAACATTATGTAATCTTTTTATTGAGTTACAAGCACCTTATTCTAAATATTGCCCTGATGATAGAGTAAATTTTTTGAATTATTATTATACTGCTTATAAACTTTGTGAACTTTTAGGTGAAAAATTATATTTGGATCATTTTCCTATGTTAAAAGATCCTGAAAAACGTATGGAACAAGACGAAATATGGAAAAAAATATGTTTAGATTTGGACTGGGAATATATACCAACTATTTAATTAGGGTTTATAAGGAAATAATTGTAGTTCTCTCGTATTATAAATGGAAAAATTCGGGTCGTAATTATTTGCACCAACACCTGAACCATAACAAGTACCACCTCTTTGTTTACGAGAATGCCTTGTTTTTTTATGATGTCTTGTTTTCTTTTTCTTTTTCATTTTCATTTTACCGCCATTTTGATAATCTTCATCTTCATATTCATTATCAGTTTCATCACTCATTTCATTTAATTGTTCGATAATTTTTTCATTTGGTACATTTTGATTTTTAAAAGCTCGAATTGTTACAATAATTACATCATAATTTTTTAAATTCATTTTATCGTGAATACTTTTAAACAAAGGATAGTTCTCTTCTGTAAAACCCCAATCTGTAAGTTGCTGTTTTTGATATTCTGTAAGATCTTCTTTTTTCCCACCAAACATTTTTTTAGAATTTATACGTTTATGACGTCTAGATTTATTTTTTCTCTTAAATGAATGTTTTGTCATAATATACATATAATAATATATTAATTTGAAACTATATATTATTTTAAAATTCATCTACTAGATTACCTTGTCTATCATATATCAAAATTTCATATATGTATCCTAAATCTTTGGCTGCTTTTTGTTTTTCTAAAACATTATTTTTGGTTTGATTTGTCCATGTAGATTTTACTTCAATACATCTATTTTGTGATGGAATATAAAAATCTACATAATGTCTTCTTTTTTTATTATTTATGTCATTATACCATATAATTGGAACATCTTTTCTATTTGTTATAATAGAATCTTCACATATTTTTTCAAAGTATAGTAATCTATCTAACGCAAAATTTTCGTATCCTTGATACTCTAATAATTTACCAGATGGTAACTTATATTGTTTTTTGTTATAAGAGTTTTTAAGCATTGTGTCAGCTACTTCTGCATTTTGTGAATGATGAGGGACGCCATATCTCTCTAAATTTGTTTGTGTTGTTTTATTTTTAAATTCTTGTGTTTCTAAATAATGTTTTACACCATATTTTTTAAGACAAGTATTACGTTTTTTATTCTTTATTATTTCCGATTGTGAATTATGTTCAACACCATATTTTTTTAGAGTAGATTGTTTTAACTTTTCTTTTATTTCACTATTTTTCATAGGATTATCTACTCCAAATTTATGTAAATTAGTTTCAAGTATTTTTACTTTTCCATTTTCTTTACTGCATTTTTCACAATATCCGCCTATTTTTAGAAGTTGACGAAATGGTTTAATAAAATTATTTTCACAACTATCATTTAAGCAAATTCCTTCAATATTTGTATCTCTATTAATAAATTTTTCAGAATAATCATCTAATAATATTATATTATTTTCATTACAAAACTCTATCAACATATGAATATCATATTTTACCTTTGAATTTTTAATTTTATTTTTTGAAATACTTTGCATACATGATTCGCAGTATGCTGCCGTTTTAATTAATTGACGAAAACATTTATTAAATTTATTACAACAATTTTCAGTTATACAATTGCCTTCTATATAACTTTCCCTATTTATTTTTTCAGATGTATAATCGTTTACTAATTGTATTTTGTTTTCATTACAATATTGTAAAAGTTTTTCACTAGTATATCTCATTACTATATTATATGAATTTAACTTTATATTAGTTATTTTGTAAATAATATAAATTTATTAAACATCTGCACGATTTATGGTCTTAAAATCCACCCGGAAAATGAACAAGGTTTGCTCCAATTCCAAAGCCAGCTCCAGATCTAGCAGTGGCACCCATTGATGGTACATAGGTGTCAAGAATACTAAATGTGGCAGCAGCAGTCAAAGCAATCAAAACAATTTCCTCAACATTTAAAGAACGTTTAGGGATAGCATAGGCAGCAATAGCTACCATTAAACCCTCAACAAGATACTTAATAATTCTCTTAACAAGTTCGGCAATATTAATTGTTCCGTTCATTATATTAAATAATAAGAAAAAAATATATATATATGCGATAAAAACTTAAAAATAAATAATATATTTATCTAAATGGAACGTTCTAAAGATAAGAATTCTAAGAAAGCTGGTTTTGAGAAAAAGGAACTAAATGGGAAAGTAAATCCTAAATATGTCGATCTATTGGAAGAAGATAAGCCTATTGCTGGACAAAAATTTGTTTGTGTATCTTTTTGTTCTCCAGAAGAAATCTTAAAGAAAAGAGAAATGTTTTTCTTTGAGGAATTCCTAAAGAAATGGGAATTTAATAAATCAATGGAAAAATTTGTACAATTCTTAAATTTTGTTTCTTTCAAATACAATGTTTCATTTGATGATTTGTCAGATGATTTTAAGGAGTTTGTTAAAGAGGAAAGAGAGAATATTATTAAAACTACTTTTGAGGACGAATACAAGACATATTTGGATAATAATGAGGAAGAGTTACAAAAACAATTTGATATTGCTCATAATTTCCAAACAAGTACTCGTGGTATAAAGATTCGTGGATCTTATCCTACACAAGAAGAGGCCGAATTAAGAGCAAAGATGTTGAGAGAAATTGATGATAATCATAACATTTTTGTAGGACCTGTAGGTATGTGGATGCCTTGGGATCCGGAAGCTTATAAGACTGGTCGTGTTGAGTATTTGGAAGAGGAACTCAATCAACTAATGAGTGAAAAAAATAAAAACGAGACCAATGCCAAGTCAGCTTTCGATCAACGTGTTAAAGAATCAAAACAAAAGGCAATTGATGAAAATATCAAGAATGCAGAAAAGTCAGGTAACACATTAACTCAAACTATTGATGATCAGGGAAATTTAGTTGGTGTGAACAATGCAAATACACAAGAGTTTGCTTTGAAAGAACAAGAAAATATTTCAACTGCTGATATTTGTATGGAGTTATTTGAAGGAGAGAATATCATTGTTGGCAAGACAGATAATGGTAAGAGTCAACTTGTAAGTGGACCATTTTCTAATGTTCCTTTATAAAAATAAACTAGAATTTAATATTTAGTATATAATTATTAATTAAATAATATAATATATTATGGAGTATCCTATTTTAAATATTAAAAGTATTTCAGAAAGGTGTAATGATGATATCATTATTTTTTGTACTAACTATAATGAAAAGGATAATACAGAACTATTATTAAATATTACAGAATTTGATAAAATATCAATATCACAAACAATAGAGACTATTTTGAAAAAAATGGAAAAATTTGGACTAAATAAAAGTGAAAATTATGTTGATAAAATAATGTATATAGATTCAGAAGACAATAAAAATCAATTATGGATTTGTAGAACATATTTATTTTATCAATTATTGATTTTTGCAACTGCTACTTTTCAGAATAACGAATTATATAATACAATTTATGATGATATTGATTTATTTCCATATAGAAGTGATATTGAAAGTGAATTGAATAATTTCAAATTGGGTATTTTTGGCAGTATTACACCAGTTTCAGATATTGATATTGGTATTCAATATTCTGGTACTACACTAAAAATACCAGGTCTTGCATATATTGTTTCTAGATTTGAAAGTTTATTTGTTATTTTTACTGAAAAATCTAGTTTAGATTTCGATATAGAAACTTATGCAGATATGATGACAATACCAAATCCAGATAAAACAGATATTGAACATCCAGATTATTTTTATTTAGATGCTAGTGAATTTACTATAACAGAATTTAATAGAATGTTAAAATGTGCTGGTAATAGTATTATAAGAAATTTGTATTTAGGATATAATGTAGATTTAGGTAAGGAAGTTGGATTAGTATTAATTGATAAGGAATTAGAAATTCTAAAATTTATGATGTACTCTTTATCTCAAATTGAGAATGACGTTAGATCATCATTACAAGACCGAAATTGGGTAGACGATGCAAATATAATAATATTTAAATTTTTAAATGATACTTACAAAAATCAAAGATATGAATATTATAAAAAGGTAGAAGTTGCTGAACAGATTAAATTTGATAAATTAAATAATAATATTTTAATTGAATTAACACCAAGTGATATATGTGATATAATGGTTGCTATTGGAGATTCTTTAACTTACCGAATGGAAAGTTATACATGTGCACCAACAATTATGCATGTTGTGCGTATATTACAAGCATCTAAGAAAAATGTTGAAAAATATAAAACATTAACACCAAAGACTTATTGTATACAAAAAATCGTTCATTTAGATCCATATTGTACAATTGGGTATTATGGTTATATTTTAAGTATGTTAGAACAATTTGGTTATTGGTATCGTTTTTATATAACTTATTGTGAACCAGATCGCTATGATGAACAAAAATGTAAAAAAAAAGTAATAAAATATAAAGAACGTTATGAAAATGCATTATCATATTTGAAACAATTATTACCTCAAGAACAACAGCCTGAAGAACAACAGCCTGAAGAACAACAATCTCAAGAACAACAATCTCAAGATATAATTACAACAGGAGGTAAAAAAAATAAACGTAAAAAAACAAAAAAAAATAAATATATTAAAAAAGATAGAAACAAGAATACAAAAAAAAAATATATTTAAATTTTTAATAAAATATAAATTTTGATTTAAAACTAAAATAAATAATATAACTTATAATGAAAATTTGTTATATTATTTCTACCTGTGATAAATACTTGGAAACAAGAGTCAAATTTCAAATGGATACATTTTTAAAAGATGTTCCAACATCTGACATATATTATTTAACTTCAAAACCTAATATAGAAAAACGACAATTTGGTTGGAATTGTATGGACGACCCATATAATATTACATGGAAATATATTTATTTTATGCATAATATGAATATTCCTGACTATGATTGGTATATTTTCATCGATGATGACACATTTGTCTTCCAAAGTAGATTGGAAAACTTATTACAAAATTATGATCATAATGACTATTATTATATTGGCAAAGAGCTGGATCATATAAAAAATGAATTTTGTTTATACATGTCTGGTGGTGCAGGGTATGCCATGTCTAAAGCACTATATTTGCATTTATGTTCTTATGTCCGTAAAAATGGTACTAGTAATAGTTATAAGCATTGGTGTGATGACTTATGTATTGGTTTATGGATTCGTGATATAGAAAAAAATGATGCTATTCCTATCAAACAATTAAATAATGATTTATTTCATTTAGATGTTCATAGTTGTGAATCTGAATTAACAGATGCAATTACAATTCACAAAGTAATGATAGAATCACAATTTAAGTTTTATCAAGAGTTAAATGAACAAGATATAAAAAAATTAATAACAGATACAAAAGAAGATACTACTTTTACTCTCATTACTGACATAGCTTATTTTCAAAAAGCAAAGAAAACAATTATTGATTTGAGAAGCCGAGGTAACTGGCAAGGTTCTATTGTTTTAATCACAATTGATTTTGATTTGAATACTAATTTTAAGGATTTTTATAATATAACTGAAGTTAAATTTCCAGTGATTGATAAGACGTCTCTTATAGAAAAGATTGGTCCTAATGGTTTCTCGAGTTCAGACAAGAGAGAATTAAATAAATTAAATCAATGGGAAAAATTACATATTTTTGATGATTATTTTAAACAATGGCAAAGAGTTGTCTTTTTAGATGCGGGTTTACGTGTATTAGATGATGTTTCTTATTTATTATCTCTCGATTATAAAAATAAAATTTTGGCACCATTGGATGGAAAACATAGTGCATATAATGATTTTAATTGTCAATTGTCTTATGATAAACCAGAGGTGGTTGCTTCACTCGTCCATAAATTTAGTGATACTATTTTAACATCCAATTATATGTTGAATTGTATTTGGATATATGATACAAGTATTTTAGATTTATGTGATAAAACTCAGTTGATCGAGGCAATGAATGAGTATCCAGTTTGTAAAACAAATGAGATGGGAATTATGAACATCCTATTTCATTTTAAATATCATTTATGGGAACCCTTTCCTATAAAAGCATCCAATGGTAAGTATTTGTTTGATTGGTGTGAATCAAATAATCCATTTACAAATTGGAGAGAATATTGTTTTATAAAATATCCTGTCACGATTACTTTTGAAGATACATGAAGGGTTTACAAGGTTGTTGTATAATAATAGTCATTATTGAATACAATTCCAGATTTAATAGAACGGCTCATTTTAGCTGCACAAATTCCTTCAGCATCTGCTGCCTTTGCTATTGAGTCCCAAGTTGACAATAACTGGTTGCTATCTTTTTCTCTCTTGTACACTTTTTTACCAGTTGATACTACAAGTTTTGGTTTATATTCATTTTGTTTTAATGATATTCCATAATATCCTTCATTACTTCCTTCATCTGTCCAAACTGTTGCTTTAAGTGCATATGATGATAAATTTAAATATTCTTTAATTTCCTTCATATCATTTTCTGATAGTTTTTTATCAACTGAAATTTTCCATTTTTGATATTCTCTCAATAATACAGAATTAAGAATTTTTCCACAATCTGAAAATTGACATGACTGAAATATAAATGTTTCAACTTGTGAATCTACTTGTGTTTTTTTATATTCAACAGATTTTAATTTGATGCCTAGATAGCCATGATTTCCTTGAATACGTTTTGGTTTAAATCTAGTATCCATATAATTTTTTAATGCATGAAAAACTTCCTTTGTAGGTTTAACTTGACACCATAATCGATAACGTCCTTCAATGTTTACAGATAACTCTTCTACATCTGGTCTGACAATACAAATGCTATTTACAAATTCATTGAATTTTTTATGTAATTCATCTTCTGGTAATAGTGTATTTTGATAAACGGATTGATTTTCGGTTGCAACTGATTCAATGACTTTTTGATTACTTTCCAATTTTTCTTTCAATTCCCTTATTTCAATTGTATTTTTTTCTAATAATGATTTGCTATATTGTATTTGTTCCTTTAAATATTTATTTTCATTTTCTAACTCTGCATTTTCTTTTATTATTCTATTAAAATTATCAATACTATATGTTTTCGAATGAATAATATCTTTGATATGCTTATTTAATTTTTCAATAGTAAAATTAGTAGCATCATAAGCTATAATTTCTGTTTTATTTTTACCATTTACTTCTATAGTACGAATTTGTCTTTTAATTTTTGGATATGTTTTTATAAGATTTTCTATTTCTACCTTGTTTTGAACACGGAATGCATTGACTAAAATAAAATTTGTATATTTTTTTCTATGATCTAATAATCTTGTCGCCAAATCATTTGTATGTCCAAATTTAATTAATTTCTCTTCTGCTTCATTTGTATTATCAATAGTACCAAAATAAATACATTCTATATTTAGTGGAAATTGAACTATTATTGCTTGTTCTACTGCTCGATGTTTTTCTTTTTTTAATAATTTTTTTTCTTGTTCTGTTGATTGTTTGATTTCTAAAATAATATTATCTTTTTGTTCTAATTGAAGTTTTAATTCGTTTGTTTCTTCTTCTACAATTTCATGTAATGTTTCCTCTAATTTCATATAATATTCGTGAATTTCTGATGCCTTTTTTGTTTGTGCTTTTAAACATAATGATTTAAAACATTTGATGGTTAGTAATATTGTTTGTTTGTTTTGTCCACCATTTTGTTTAATAGGTGTTTCTAAAACCGCTCCTCCAACTTGAGGAGCGGTTTTATAGTCTACATCTAAATTAAAATGCTTCTCTATTAATCGTATTGCGTTATATTTTTGATTAAAACCTAACCATTTCCATATATCATCCAAATCAACTACAAAATCGATATTTTTATCATAATTTAAGTAGTTGTAAGTGCTTTTATATTTAAAAAGCGCTTTTTATAAAAAGAAGTCACTCTGGGTAAAAGCAAAGCGCTTTTTCTTACCATTTATTTGCCTTTTTCACACTGATTTTTGGTCCTGCACCGCGTTTCTTTTGCTTATTTGGGTCATATTGTTCCTCATCTTCATCATCCTTGAGACTTTTTGAAAGCTCCCAGAATTCTTTAGACCCTAATCTGAAGTCACCATGGTTGTCAGCTTTATACCAGAACACTTGGTCATGTAATTTATTCGATTTAGAGTTGTTATTAATTACTAAACATTCAAAATTTTCGGTACATTGATCCATGACCTGACAAAAGCTCTCAAATGTTGGAAACATACCAGCGTAATTTTCGTAAATACGCTTTCTATTTGCAATATAATTTTCTCTCAAAATGAAGACGTAATCAATGTTAGTTCTGAGCACTGGAGGGATTCCAAGCGGATATTGCATTGTTATGACTAACATTATCTTCCAATGTCTTCCATTCATAAATAAAAGTCTCATCATCTTATCACGAGCCCATGTGTTATCAAATAAGCAATCATCTAAAATAACAAATGCACGTGGATCAATAGTACTGCGTTTATAAGTTTCCATTTCTTTTTTTATTTGTTTCAACACAGTGCGCTGTCGCTTCAAAATGTTTTCAATAATAGCAGTATTATATTCTGTATGTACAAAAAGTTTTGGTACCATTTTGCCGTAGAAACCATTTCCTTCTTCTGTACCAGATATAACAGTTCCAATAGGAATATCTTGATGATAATATAGCAAATCTCTTACCAAAAAAGACTTACCTGTATCACGCTTACCAATTAGCACAACAACAGGTCCTTTATTCTCATTAGGTTTGAAACTAATATTTTTCATATCAAATTTTTTTAACTCGAGTGTCATTTTATTAAATTTAGAAATTATATTTTACTTCTTTTTACGCAAATTAATTACTTTTTATTTGAAAAGTAATTAAAATTATTTAGACATACAATAATAAGTTAAAAATAGATATAATTTATATATTAATTAGCTAAAGAATGATTAATGTTAATTATCAAAAAAGAAAAAATACTGAACTTTTTAAAAGTTTAGAAGACCCAACTTCACTATTTCTCTCTCAGGCACAAAATTACATTCCAATTTATAATAGATTCTTCTCATTAAATGATACAAATTTTAATGGAATTAATTTTAATAATAAATGGTATCTTTCAAGTGTGAAAGGACAAATTGAAGACGATTGTAATTTATATAATTGTAGAGTGAAGAATTTGAATGACAAAGTAAAAGATAAGGAATTATTTTTCAAATTAGCACCATTATTAGATCCTTACAAGTATTTAATTGGTAAATACAATGTAAATGATGAACGCATATTTACAATGCCAAAATTGACATCTACTGATATAGATTGTCATCCAAAATTTATAGATCAAAATAATTCTGCATATGTAGATGGTCTGTTTTTATATTTAACTAGTAATCTAATACACAATACTTATTTTCCTAATGGTGTTGATTATTATGGTTCTTTTTTAGGTATAAAAAATAATTTTAAAATAAATGTATTTGATGATATAGATTATTTAAATAATTCTGACTTTTTTAACAAGAACAAAAATGTTTTATTTAAAATAGATGATTATGAGCATTTGTTTAAAAATGAAGAATCTAAATTAAAACCTATTCATATAGACCATAATACAAGTGCTAAATCTCAGTTATCTATTAAAAGTATAGATAATCAAATTTATGAAAATGTATTTGACGATAAAACATTAGATTTGAATGATTTAAAAAGTATGTCTATTGATTTAATAGATATTACCACTTCCAATATATTAGATAATAAAGATAATACTCATGTTACGTTGAAATCAAGTTCTACTTGTTCATCTAGGTCATCTCATACTGCAAATGAAGATGATAAAGAAGAAGATGATAAAGATGATAAAGATGATAAAGAAGAAGATGACGATGAACAAGACGACGACGACTATGAAGACGAAGATGAACAAGACGACGATGAAGACGAAGATGAAGACGAAGATTATGAAGAAGAAGACGATGAAGAAGAAGACGATGAAGAAGAAGTCAACGTAATATTACCAAAGTTTCCTGTTCAAGTGATTTGTATGGAACTATGTGATAATACATTTGACGAATTAATTCTCAACAATGAATTATCGCATGAAGAATGGTATTCTGCTTTTATGCAAATTATCATGATTTTAATTACTTATCAAAAAGCATTTAATTTTACACATAATGATTTGCATACAAACAATGTCATGTATAATGAAACAGACAAAAAATTTATTTATTATTGTTATAAGAAAAAATATTACAGAGTTCCAACATTTGGGCGTATTTATAAAATCATTGATTTTGGTAGAAGTATTTTTAAATATGAAGGAAAACTTTTTTGCAGTGATAGTTTTCAAACAGGTGGAGATGCTGCAACACAATATAATACAGAACCATATTTAAATGAAAAAAAACCACGTTTAGAACCCAATTACAGCTTTGATTTATGTCGTTTAGCGTGTTCAATATTTGATTATTTAATAGAAGATATTGAAGAAGTCAAGGATTTGAGCAAATGTGATGATCCAATTAAACGTTTAATAGTTGAATGGTGTTTAGATGATAAAGGTATCAATATGCTATATAAAAATAATGGAGCAGATAGATATCCTGATTTCAAATTGTATAAAATGATTGCGCGTTGTGTTCATAATCATACTCCTCAATTGCAATTAGAACGTCCTGAATTCAAGGCCTTTTTATTTAATGGTCAAGTAACTACAGATTTTGTTAATATTGATGAAATTCCTGTATGTATTTAGAATAATAAAGAACTAACAAAAATACATTTCATAATATATTTTATACTTTTATATATTATGAATTCGTTTGGATTTATTATTATTAGACACGTTAATTCAGAAACTACTAATAAATATTGGAATCATTCAGTAAAATTACTGAGAACATATTATCCTTATAGAAAGATAGTTATCATTGACGATAATAGTAACAAAGATTTTTTAAAATCTGAACACTATTATACAAATGTTGAAATTATACAATCTGAGTTTCCGGGTAGGGGTGAATTGTTACCATATTATTATTATATTAAAAACAAATTCTTTGATAATGCAGTAATTATTCATGATTCTGTTTTTTTTCATACAAGGTTTAATTTTGATTTATTAAAAAATATTGATGTAATACCATTATGGTTTTTTAACTCTGATAAAGAAAATGTTATTAACACTGCAAGAATAACAAATTCTTTAAAAAATAGTCATTTCTTACATGATAAAATATCTAATAACGACATAGTAATGATGCCTAAGAGTAATTGGTATGGATGTTTTGGTGTACAATCTTATATAAACCATAATTTTCTTTTAAAATTAGAATCCAAATATAGTATTACAAATATGATAGAACAAGTGAAATGTAGAGCAGATAGGTCTTGTTTAGAGAGAGTTATGGGTTGTATTTTTTTTACAGAAAATATAAAAATTGCCAAAAATAAATCATTATTCGGTGACATTATGAAATATCAAACATGGGGATATAATTTTGACCAATATATGGAAAGCTTTAAAAAAGGCACAA